AACAAAAAAGCCGCCTTGCGGCGGCTGATGGGTTCGGGTTAAGCGCGGAGCGCGTCGCTGCACAGGGCTTCCGGGTATGACGAGTCGCGCATTGGCATGACGATCAAAGACGCGCACCTGATGCTCGGATCGGTGATGCCGCCAATACCGAACATGGCCGCCACGTCGCCGCCAGTCACCGGAATCAGTGAAGTGGCCTTGCCGCCGAATGCCTTGCAAATTACACCGGCCGCCTTCACTACGCCTTCGAGGACGGCAGGCGCGAATCCGGACAGCTTGAGTTCGTTCGGCTTGGACACCGCAGCACGCCAGTCCGGGTAGGTTCCATCAACGGCAGCAAACTCAATGGCCTGGCCTCCGCGCTCCGCCTTGAACCGGCTGGCATCGCCCACGGCGCTGAAATAGACATCGCCCTTCATCTTGGCGACCAGCTCGCACGCATTGCGCGGCACGATGATCTTGCCAATGTCCCACGGCAGGCTGGTACGCACCACAAGCATGCGGTGGCCGTCTGTAGCAACGATGATCGCACCATCGGCGTGCGACTCAATCAGCACGCCATTCAAGTAGAAGCGAACGTCATTCTTGGGGGCCACATGCAGAGCGGCGGCGATCAGGGCGGAAGGAATTTTGTTCATAGCTTTCTCCGGGCAACAAAAAAGCCGCCTTGCGGCGGCTTCGGGGGATTGGGGTAGGGCGCTGTTAGAGGAACAGCTTGGTCAGCGTGACGATGCCAGCCACAAAGGCCGTGGCGACCACCAGCGGATACCACCGGGTCTCCATCATCAGCTTGTCGCTCTCGCGGTTGATCTTGCGAATCTCAGCGGTGAGCTTGCGCACTTGCAAGTCCTCCAGTGGTCCAATGGTGCTCATGGTAGCTCCAAAAAAGACCCGCCGTCACACGTCGGCGGGGTGTGGAAAACCGGGTTGACGAAAGGGGATCAGATGACAACGGGGGATGGACAAGGCGCAACTTGGGTGCGGTTCTTGTTCGCCTGGCGCTCCCGCTCGTTGAGTCGGGCGCGGTGCTCGCGGATGCCGCGGCGGATGCAACCGGCCACGTAGTAGTCGCGGGCGGTCATATCAAACGGGATCATCGTCATGGGTTGCTCTCCAGTGAATCGGACCACCAAAACGCCCCATCTCAACGGTAGGGGCGCTTTGGCGGTCAGACTCATGCTCGTAATGCATGGAATCTGACCGTCGCCAGCTTCCGGGAGCGCCTCCAGCTCGCCTAGGAATCCCGTACAGATGGCCCCGCTCTTTCTGGCGGTGACCCGGTATCCGTGGCGGCCTTCATCGGCCCTTACACTTCCCGGCGCGGCTAGTGTTCCCAGCTCCCCGCGTTCTGCCGTGGGCGGCGCTCCTGCCTGCCCCTTTCCTACTGTCCCGACCGCACCCTGCGGCCGTTGTTCGATGGTGGGCATTATGCCCTTTTGCTCCCGGTTTGTCAATCACTCCCGGTAGGGGGATGGTTGAGCCGGACGTTACCTGCGGTGCGCTTAGGGGCCTTTGGGGCTAGTCCTCAGTGCTGGCGGGATAAGCTCTAGGTGCTGTCGATCCATCGGTCGCACGTCTGTCGCCGCCTTTTCCGCTGCCGCCGTGTTGCTGGCGACGGGTATAGATTAGATCAATCCCCGCATGGCTGTCAATACCCCGATGGCAACAATTTTGGATGGTTGCAGGGAGCGCCTAACGCGCGCGTGGGGAGCTTCTATAGGCGGAGCGGTAGGGATGCCCTTGGCGGGCCTTGCGCGGGCCGTGGTGGCGCATTGGCTGGCCGTGGTGGGCGGCAGGTGGGCATAGGCTGGGGCAGGGTGCGCCGAGGTGGTCGGCAGGTGTGCCGAGGTGGTGCCGAGGTGGGCGCGTGGCGGTCAGGGCAAAAAGACAGATAGGGACAGACAGGGGCGCGAACGTTTGAGCGCGGATGTCCGCAGGTTGCCCAGGTATCGCATGGGATTGCCTAGGCACTGGATACCTAATCCGGTGGTTCACCTTTGGAATCAGTAGGTTAGCCGAGGTGGTGACGCCGCAGGTGACGCGAAGGGGGCGCATCGTGCCTTACGCTACAGGGGGCGACCCCCTACGGGGGGTGATCGCGCCGTTCCAAGTAGTTGGATACTCCTTCGGAAATTTGCCGCAAACCTTTCGACCACCTCTGTCACTTCGAGGAGACGTTATGTACGCCCGCCGATACACGATAAGAACCGCTACCGCGATCACCGTCCTGGCCTTAGTGCTCGCAGGACTCCCTGCCGCGTACTTTCAGACCGGCGTAAGGAGCGCTGAGGAGTTGCGTTCCTGGAACGAGCAGATCATCGAGAACGACGCCTCGCCGCAGGTGTTGGTTGATGAGGCGGTGCGGACGTTTGACGCCGCGACGAATGACCTCATCAGCAACCGCAATTCCCGCAACCTGTTTCTCCAGCTCGCTTTGGGCATCCCGGCGCTCGCTTGGATTGGTGCGGGCGTGGTGCTATGGGTCATCAAGGATGGGACGGAGGTCTAGTCCGCCGCAGTGGCACCCAAGGAGGACAGAGGAACACCCCAGGAGTGCATAGGAGAACTGTAGCTCTACTTGATGGTGAATACCAATGAATAGAACTCTATAGTCCTGCTAGAGTAATACTTAGGTCTTACTATGATAGCACCCTTGTCAAGCCCTCCCAGTGCTCCGTGGTCGAATAAACTTAGCGGTTGGCATAGACATTACAACGAGCATCTATGGCATCGCTCAATACCCTCCTCATTCGCTTGGCGGCGCTGGTCACTGTCCTCTCGCTGGTCTGTGCTGGAGTGCCCGCCGCATATCAGCACGCGAAGCTTCGAGCAGCACGGGAGCTGGTCGAACGTACCCGCGAGGTCATAAACGATGACACGACCGCGTACAGCGTGGTGGCCGATGCGGTGCCAATTCTGGATTCTGCACTGACTGAGGCCGCGCAGCACGAGCACATGAGAGGCCTACTCGTGGAATTCACGATTGGCGTCCCGCTGATCGTTTGGTTTGTCGTCTTGGCTGTAATGTGGTGGTTCAAGGATGAAGAATTGGCGTGATAGCTGAACTGTTCACTTTCAGGTAGAGTCGTTTCCTGTCTTTTAACTGGCCGTCGTGTACGGTACGAACCGTTTGGGGAACGTAGGCGTGGGAGAACGCGCGATGGCTACGGATGCATACAGCCAGGGTCGGCTCGGCTCGTTGTTGGTCATGGAAGATGATCCTGACCTCTCAGGGATGTTGAAGGAAATCCTGGCGATGCAGGGTTACGAGGTCGATGTGGTCGCCTCCGCTGCCGATGCATTCGACCGCATAGAGGCGAAAGCATTTCACGCGGCGATCTTAGACATCCAGACGCAGGACGGAGCATCAATGTCCGTCGCCGATTACCTGCTGTCGCACCGAATTCCCTACATGTTCGCGTCCGGGGTGCCGAACCCGCAGCTCCCTGACGCTCACCAGTGGGCGACCTTTCTCCCGAAGCCGTACCGCATCAAAGAACTCATGAGCGCCCTTGATAGGACTCGCCAAATCGGCATTCCTGTTTAGGCGCGTCCATGCGCCAGTAGTTCAGGTCCGGCGTTTTAGGAAACGCTTTGTAACCGTGTCGTAGGTCTGCACCGGAGGACCGCTGTAGAGGTCCGTCGAGCAGGCCATGAGGACTGCTTCGGTCGCGTTGTGGCCTGCCTTCATGGCGGCCAGGGCAATCGCACCACCACTACCGGCGACGAGGAAGTCGCGCCGGAGGTCGAGAGGGAGACCGTCGTGGTAGAAGGCCACCGGGTTGTCCCGCAGGCCGACCACGAGGATCGTGTACTCGCCCTTGGTCAGTTCGTCGAATCCCTCCGACAGCTCGCGCACGGCTCGCTGGATGTGGGAAGTGGTGCCCGCGCCGAACACCACCAGGTCGCGCCCGGTGGTGTCGGTGGTGCGGTAGAACTTCTCCTCCTCGTACCGCAGATCACCAGCGGTGACCTGCGAGTCGATAGCAACGAGCCGGCCGTCAAAGGCCAGCGTGGTCACTGCTTGATGTGCTCCCGCCAGTAGCTCGGGGTGAACGCAGCCCACTCGATGTCGCTCACGTCATCCCACAGGCGCTCCGCGGCATTCCGCAAGTGCTCCCACAGGCCGCCGAGGACGACGTAGGGCAGCGCCAGGAACACGACGACGAACAGCCAGCCGGTGTAGGTGCGACGGGAGGTCTCGCGCAGGCGCTCCAGGAGCCACTGCGAGGCGAGGGCAATGCGTAGCGCTACGTACCCCTTAGCGCGCTCGTAGGCGCGCACCAGGCGCTCGCTGGCGCGGTTGTAGATGGTCTTGAAGTTCATGGGTTCCGGTTAGGTGTTGCGGATGGTTGCCAGGGCCTTCGCGTAGAGCGCGTCCCAGGTGTCACGGTGCGGCTTGCCCGGCCGCCAGTTGCGGACGTAGTAGTCCCATGCGGCCTGGGGGTTACCCAGGGCGGGCAGCGGACGCGGATCGGTGAACAGCAGCAGGCGAGCGAACGCACAGGCGAGCACGTCGTCGGAGGCGAGCGCCTCGTTGACCGCAGCGGTCGAGGGACGCTCCAGACGCGCGGAGACGAGCTGTGAGGCGCGTGCGGAGGTCGCCGGGTGACGGAGTACACCTGCGGTGCCGCCGCCCGCCTCGAACTGCCAGAAGCCGCGTGCGGGGCCTTTGATCTGCCTGCGGTGCTCGAAGCGAGATTCCTGGAGACCAATGGCGAGCAGCATGACCTTCGCTTCGGGAGTGAAGGCCACGCCGGGGAGCAGCCGGGCCGCCGCGGGGATCAGGTTGTCCCTGACCTCCACGAGGCTCGGCAGCTTTGCGTCGGTCATACCGGCGCGTAGGGGTTCGACTGGCCGCCCTGGGTGTGGCAGCAGGGAGCGTGGTTGCAGTCGCACGGCGTTACCGGCGCGGGTGCGCTCGGGCCGTCGTTGTCGTCGTCGTTCTTGCGGCGCAGGAACAGGTACAGCAGGCCAGCGGCGGCGAGCGCCATCAGCCACGCAGCGAGCGTGTTGGACATTGGGTCTCCTACAGGATGTCGAGGTAGTTGTCGGGTGACGGCATGCGGCCGGTCACGGACTGGATGAAGGAGGCGTACTCGCGGTCGAGCAGCTCCTCCAGGTAGCGCTGCTCCTCCTTGGACACGTCTCGGGAGAGCTGGTCGGCCCAATACTTCACGGCCATCGCCAGCGCTTCGAGGCGGTCGTCGTGGCGCAGTGCGCCGCGGTCGCGCGTGATGCGCGTCAGCTGGTAGCACAGCTGGTACTTCTGTTCGGACTTCTGATCGGCGCGGATGATCGAGGCATCGCCCACCAGGCGGTGCTGGTTCAGCACCGGCTCCAGCACGTCGATGATTCGGTTCTCCTTCGAGGTGCCGTAGTGCTTCACCTCCTCGATGGAGCACGGGTACACGCGCGCCAGGACGCCGGAGAGCATCTTGGCGAACATGCCGTCACCGAAGTTCGCCTCAATGAGGACTGCGGAGACCTTCTCGGCGCGCGCGATGTGCGCCAGGGTCTCCAGCGTGTCGTCGTCGTAGCCGCCCTTGGTCGCACCAGCGCGGCGCGCGTAGAGCATGCCGCGAAGCATGCCGACGACCGCGTAGCCGGTTTCGTCGCCACCTCGGCCCGAGGGGTCGATGGCGAGTACCTTGCCGGTGAACTCCTCCATTTCCGAGGCGAGGTACATGGGCCGGTACAGGCGGTCGCCAGTGAAGCCCACGGACGGGATGTCGCTGACGATGTACTCCGGGCCGCTGCTGTAGACCACGCGGATCGGAGCGACCTCGCGGTCCACGTCCATCACGATCAGGTCGGACAGCTTGAGCGGGTACTTCTCGGCGTCGGACAGCGACGCATCGAGCATGAACTGGAGCATGAAGCCGGAGCGTCCGTAGGACGCCTCGCGCTCCATCAAGTCCTCATCGGAGAAGCGGACGCTCTCGCAGTTCTTCCAGGCGAGCTTGGGGTTCGCGTCGAACGCATCGGCGATCATCGGCGCGAGGCGGTCGCCGTACACCTGACGGTGCTTGGTGTCCTTCGGGTAGCGCGCAGGCCAGATGCGGATGACGTAGCCGCGCTCGGGCAGCTTGTTGTAGAGCGACTCCTCGGTCTGCGGAGTGCCGAGGTAGATGATCTCGCCGCCAGGCTTGAGCACCGCGTCGAACTCCTTGACCAGCTCGGCGAGCTTCTCGCGCTGCACGACGGTCATGGAGTTCTTTGGGACTTCGATGTCGTCCGCGATGATGGTGTCGGCGCGGGAGCCGGTGAGCTGGCCGTTGATGCCGACCGACTTCCCCGAGGGCGACTGATCGGGCTGCGCGGGACCGACATCGAACGCCAGGTTCGAGTTGCGCTGGTCGGGACGCGGGCGCAGGTGTTGCAGCTCAGGCAGGGTTTCGATCAGGCGCTTGACGAACACCGAGAACGCATCGGCGCGTTCCTTCGATGCCGAGACCACCATGATCTTGTGCTGGGGGTCTTTCCAGAGGAGCCAGCAGACGTAGGCGGCCGTCACCCAGGACTTGCCGACGCCGCGGTACGCCATGATGACGCGACGGCGCGGGCCGGTTTTCAGGAACTCGCAGATGTCGTACTGGATCGGAGTGGGGCTTGGTAGCCCCAGCTCCTTCCAGACGTACCAGGCGAAGTTGCGGAAGTCCTCGAAAGGGTGACGAACGTGGAGGCTCGTCATGCCCTCCATCAGTTCAGCCGCCCATCCTCAGCGGGATCGAACGGGAACTCGGACACCTTGTCGGCCAGCTTGCCCAGCGGTGAGCCGGGCGGCGTGGCCGCAACGTCGATGCCGTTGTCCTTGAGAAACTGCCGGGCCACGTTGAGGATCGAGGCCAGGCCCTTCGCGTCCGACTCCATCGAGTCGATGGTGTCGGCGAGCTTGTCCGCGACTGCGGCGTGCAGTCGCTCCAAGGCATCCTTGGGGGCGGTCACTTGTTGACGACGCGGTTCAGTACGGTCTCCAGCGCGGACGTGCCGAGCGACGCCAGGATGCACGCGAGCGCGACCTGGGCGACGAAGGAGACGCCGGGGATGAAAATGACGATGGCACCAGCGGCAAGGCCGGTAGCGCCAGAGAGGATTGCGCGGCCGAGCGCCTGCTTCCAGGTGATCGGATCGTGCGACGTGAGCATCTTTGCGATGCCCACGATGAGGCCGACGCCCGCGAGCGCGCCGACCAGCTTCACTTCATCGTGCTTTAGGTCTCTTGTAGGTGGTGGATGCGTTAGAGCGGACGACCGAAGCTGTACTCGTAGTTGCCGGTCAGGGTGATCTGCGTGACGCCATCGGTGACGACGACTGTGAACTGCCCCATGCGGGAGGTGTGCCGCCCCGAGGCGGTCACAGTGCCGCCGAGGCCGCTGCCGGAGATCGACGCGCCGCCTGTGACGGAGCGGGAGACCACGGAGTAGTTGCCGGTGCCGCCCGAGCAATAAACGCTGAACGACTCGCTGACCGTGCCGTTGGTGGACTGAGGCCAGTTACCCATCAGGTAGCTCGGCGACAGCGATGCTTGGAACGGCGTCGCCTTGACCGCGTTGTAGAACTGCGAGGCGTAGATCGGGCCGCTCGTGGGGACGCCGTAGTTGGCCGGAACGTCGGGCACCAATCCACGTCCTCGGTAATACTGGTCCGCGTAGATCGGGTAGCCGCCGCCAAACTCGGCGCGGATCATTTCCCAGGAGATAGGGCCGGAGCCGGGGAGGGCCATCAGGCACCTCCCCCAAGGTCCGCGACGCGCTTACGCAGCGCCTGCACCTCAGCGATAAGGAAGGGAATAGCCTTCTCCCACTGGATCGTCTTGATGCCGTTTGCGTGCGTGGCGACCATCAACGAGTAGACCTCCTCGGCCTCCTGCGCGATGCCGCCGACCTCATGCTCCGCACTCGGGTGGAACGTGGGATTCAACTCGGCGATAGCTTCGGCATCCCAATCGAACTCGCGCACACGGAATCGGTCGAAGAAGTCGCCCACCTTGGAGGCCGAGGCGTCCACGATGTTCTTCTTGAGACGCGCATCGGACGCATAGGCGACGATGTTGCCCGTGGCGACCCAATTGTTGCTGCCGTCGCGGTAGGCGCACCACGAGAAGGCGTTGCTGGCGAGGAAGCCGTGGTTGTTGTCGTTGCAATGGAGCCAGTGCGTGGTCCCGTTGTCGGAGTCGTAACAGGTGATGGTTGGCGAGTAGCTCTCCAAACGGAGGTCGCCACCGCTACCGCCTGGGCCAGCGATAAGGAATACGATGCCGCCGTAGGTGCGAACCCAGGTGCTGTCCTGCATCCAGATGCCGCCGCCGTGCGCTTCCGAGTACCAGCCGGTGCCGGACTGCTGGGAGCGGAACCAGCCAGCGTTGAGGTAAATCTGATCGCCGACCGTCAGGCGGCCCGCAATGTTCGCAGCACCGTTCCAGTACAGGTTGTACCAGCTGTTCGTGTTCACTCGGGTGATCGAGCAAACGTCGTCGCCAGCGCCATTCGTTCCGTGGATGTATGCGGTTCCCGCTGCACCCATGCCGGTCAACCGCAGCGGCGCGCCATAGGCCAGAGTGACCTGCCCGGTGAAGGTTGCGCCACCCAGGCTCGCCTTGCCGTCCAGTGCGGACTGGAGGCCGCTGACGTTTGCGATGGTGTGCGTGTGACCGGCGTCGGCCTTTCCTGCCGGGTTGAAGTTCGCCGAGGTCCAGACGGTGCCGCCAGCGTTGAGGGACGCGACGCCACCCGTGCCATCGCCGAATCGGAACTCCAGCGAGTTCGCAGCTGGCGGCACGTACACATAGCGATCCAGCGACCCCAGGTACATGACGCCGGACGTGGCCTCGCCGCCAAATCCCTGCACACGAATCTGCCCGGAGGCGAACGTCTTGACGCCACCGATGGACTGATCGTCGGTCACGTTGACGACGTTGGCGATCTCGGCGGCGGTATGCGTGTGGCCGATTGCCGACTTCCCGTCGAGCGCCGCTTGCAGCCCGGTTACGTTTGCGATGGTGTGCGAGTGGGACGCCGCCGCTTTGCCGTCGAGCGCGGACTGGAGGCCGGTCACGTTGGCGATGGTGTGCGTGTGCGTCGCCGCCGCCTTGCCGTCGAGCGCCGTCTGCGTCGCGGTGCTGATCGGCTTGTCGAGGTCGGCGGTATTGTCCACCTTGTCGAGGCCGACCTGCGCCTTGGTGTGCGTGTGGGTGCTCGGCGGGTAGGTCGTCGGCTTCCCGGTGACGTGGGTGTTGAAGTCCACGTCGTCGCGGGTCGCCAGCGCGCCCAGGCCGCCGATGTCGCCAGCCACGAGGGTCACGTCGCCCTGCTTACCGGCGACGCTGGTGACCTGATCGGTGTTGTCGATCTTCTCCCAGGTAGCGCCGTAGAGCGCCTGGTCGCCGACTCGCCAGTGGATGTCGCCCACAGTGCCTTCGCCGACCACCTTGTAGAAGTGACCCTTCACCGGGTTGGCCGGGAACGCACCAGTGCCGGCATCCCACGATCCCATGTAGACCAGCGAGCCAGTGACGGCAGCCTGCGCCTGGGCGGCCCAATGCTTCGCCGAGAACTCGCCCGGCGAGACCTCGGTGCCCTGCGGCGCGTTCGCGTACAGGCCAGCCTTGTCGCGGGCAGCCTCGGCAGCGGCCTTGGCCGACGATGCGGTCTGCGCCGAGGTCGAGGCTGCCGACGCCGAGCCGGACGCAGCGGAGGCATGACTGGCTGCGGTG